TGTGTCCGTCCGTGTCGAAATGCCTGCTGATTCTTTGTACAACCAAAGAATAAGAGCTGCGGAGCTGGCCATGACTGCCGATCAAGGTGAATAAAGGTCGGTTTGGGAAGCAGTTCGACAAAGGACGCACAAAGTAACGTTACTGATAATACAGCCGGGAGGGTATTAATTTACGGTGGCTTCGGGGCTGGAGGAGATGCCCCTCATGTAACTACTATTCGCTCCCAGTATGATTCAGGGGTTTATGCTTACTGGGGTGATAATACAGATGTGCTTTATGCGAGCCGGTTCGGAGTAGTTTTTAATGGTGTTTATGCCGCTTCAAATTACAAAAGAACTTTTCAGATTTTCATTGATAGCACGCTTGGAGTTAACGCCAGACACTTCAACCAGAGCACGGGTAACGAATCATCTGTTGTTTTTTACACTACCGGAAATACCACAAAGGCTTCAGATGGTACGCTTAAGGCAGCATCGCCCGTAGCGAGAATCGTAAAATCTCAGGAAGAGAGTCAGCGTACTGATGTGGCAGATGATGGTTTTACGTGGTGTGGCTGTGGAACGGCGAACGCCGAGGCGGAGGGGATAACCCTTTCTCGCCTCGACGTGGGGGTTTATGTGCTGACTGGTTCGGCAGGTCTTGCATCAGAGGGCTGGCAGCTTTTGCCGCCGATGGACCCAGGCGGAATGGGAGAGCTTGGTGTTGTAGAAGCCGAGCAAACCGACTATGGCGAGCTGACAATCCGCCTGTTTAAGCGCAAATATATGCTGAGCGATGAAGGTGAGATCATCAAAACGAAAGGGGAACCGATGGACGTACCGGCGAACAGCTGGATCGATGTTCGCCTGGATATGCCCGCAAATTCACTGTTTAACCAGCGGATGAATCAGGATCCTCAGAAATAGCGGCACGCTGATTCCAGATGCTGTTCTGTGGCATCTCGACACGGACGGACAAAAACTGGTCATGGGGGATATCAACGGGATCGCCATCGTTGATACCCTGCAGCTCGTTCCTGGCGAACGCTGGCGCATCAGGATATGTGCGGTGATAAGTCTTCACCAGCACCGAGCCGTCAGCGTTTACCTCATAATCCAGCCAGATAAGCGACTGCTTGTTGCGGTCGGTGGGAATGTCAAAACCGCCATCGATGCCGCCCCAGGCAGCGTCCGAGTTTAGCCCCTCACACCCTTCAACCAGATATTCACCTATGGCCAGACGCGTTACTGTACAGCCCTCTGATTCGTTGTTGGTCTGGTATGTGCCATCCGAAAAAACTTTCACTACAGGCGATGCAGCTTTCAGGGTGCCATCGCTGGCCCGTGTCGTATTGGCTGTCCCGTACAGTGTGTTGAACGTCGAAGTGCTGCTTGTTCCGGAGGTATTTCTTGCTAACACGCCAACTACGCCTGAATCATAGGCAACACTAATAATCGCGTGAGTATCTTCAGAGGCAAAATATAGTGAAGCTGAATAAGCTCTTTGTGAGTTAACAGATTTGTTGTTGCGAAAGACTCGAGTACCTTTGTCCAAGAGGTTTGCCCATACATCAGCAACGGTATCTGCATTAAAGGATAGCCCTTTCCCCCCGAACCCAAACGCACCTACTTCCATGATGTTTCCGACTGATGTTCCGACGTCCTTTGTCGCGCTACTTCCTAAACCGACCTTTATTCACCTTGATCGGCAGTCATGGCCAGCTCCGCAGCTCTTATTCTTTGGTTGTACAAAGAATCAGCAGGCATTTCGACACGGACGGACACAAACTGATCGCCGGGAATGTCGACCGGATCGCCATCATTGATACCCTGCAGCTCGTTCCTGGCGAACGCCGGCGCGTCAGGATGCGTGCGGTGATAAGTCCTAACCAGCACCGAACCGTCAGCATAGACTTCGTAATCCAGCCAAATGAGCGGTTGTTTGTTGCGGTCGGTGGGGATGTCAAAACCACCATCAATACCGCCCCAGGCAGCGTCCGAATTGAGAGCCTCACATCCTTCGATAAGGTATTGCCCGACGCCTAGGCGGGTGACTTTAACGCCTTCAGATTCGTTATTGGTCTGGTATGTTCCGTCCGAAAATACTTTCACTACAGGCGATGCTGCTTTCAGGGTACCGTCGCTTGTCTTTGTGGTGTTGGCAGTGCTGTAAATCTCTGACCAGCCACCACTGCTTGTTCCGTAGCGATTTAAAATAAACGCTCGTGGTTTTCCCTCTGAATATTTCAGGGAAAGTTGCGCCCGATAGTAATTGGAAGCTGCGAGGACTAAATGACACCAGCCGGAATCTGATGTTGGTTGTGACACCCCAGCATCACCAGGCGTATAAAACATATTTGTTATAGTGTCAGCGTAAGGGGCTCTTGGAAGCGTTGAGCCCAAGCCAAAATCACCCACAGAAAGAATGTCTCCAGAACTGCTATAAGCGTTCCTAGTCGCACTACTTCCCAAACCGACGTTTTATAGATTGCTCTTGAGCGGCCTGGCCGATAGCTTCACCTGATTTTTTTGCAGAAATAACTGGGTGAAAAATATGCAAATTGGCTATGTAAGGGTGTCAACAAATGACCAAAATACTGATCTTCAGCGGCAAGCACTCGAACGCGCAGGATGTGAACAGATTTTCGAAGAAAAAATGAGCGGAACAGTGGCAAACCGGCCAGCACTCAAAAAGCTTCTTAGGGCATTGAATGAGGGGGATACGCTGGTGGTCTGGAAGCTGGATCGCCTTGGGCGCAGCATGCGAAATCTGGTGCTGCTGGTGGACGAACTCCGGCAGCGCGGTATCCACTTTAAGAGCCTCACGGACAGTATCGATACATCAAGCCCGATGGGGCGCTTCATCTTTCATATCATGTCAGCCCTGGCGGAAATGGAGAGGGAGTTGATTGTGGAGCGCACCCGCGCGGGCCTGGCTGCAGCGCGGGAGAAAGGGCGAATCGGTGGCAGGCGTCCGAAGCTCACCGAGGAACAATGGGCGCAGGCAGGTCGGTTGATAGCGAATGGTGTGGACAGGAAGCAGGTGGCGATAATTTATGACGTTGCAGTATGCACGCTTTATAAAAAATTTCCTGTGGGATAAATCAGCCATGGTCGGGCAGTCAGCTAATACTGTCACTGCCCGGCCATATTAGAGCCCAGCCTGGCGAACTGTAGGAAATTCAGAAACCAGCCACATATCGGCCTCTTCAAACATCTCCTCCAGCATGCAGTTCAACTTTTCCCGATCGCTTTTGCTGGCATCACTATTCAAGCCGTTCGCCTGCATTGGCTTCACCTTCACTTCTGCATCAGGAAAAATCTGGTGCACTCGCTTTGTTAGCTCGGCCAAGATGATCTCTCTGGCCCCCTGGAGCCCTTCAACATTTCGCTTGTCATAAACCAGTTCAACAAACATACCGATCCTCTTAAAAGTGAAAAATTGCCTGTGCTTGATCTGTTTTTATAAAAATACTACTGTATATGCATACAGTCAATAAGTGAGTGAGGGTGTGTTCATGCCTCGTCAACCGGATATTCGTGCTGCTTTTATTGCGGCCATACAGCAAAACCCGAAGGGCTATCTCTGCCTGCATACAGACAAATTCATCGCTGAACTGCAGGAGAGGCACTGGCATTTCAGCCAAGCGGATGCAAATTCATGGATCGAGCGATACCAGCCGGACTTCGCCGATAAGACGACAAACGGAAGTGAGAACCGATACTGGATCCTGCGTAACATGGGGAGTGTTTTCTGATGGGGTTAGTTTCGCCAACTACTGACTATGTTGAACATCGGGTAGTCTTTTTGGTTTGATGACGACTACCGAGTGAAGAAAATGTCGTGCATCTAGGTATGTACGATTCAGGATAAACAATTTATAAAACAGTAGGATATTGTTTTTTTGTTTTTTTTCTAAAGGATCTGCAATGGTTGCCGATAGTAAATTTAGCGGCGCAAGAGCCTAGTGGTGGAAGCCGTAAACTTAAATTACGACCAGTCAAACAGGAATTACTATCATGGCACAAGTCATTAATACCAACAGCCTCTCGCTGATAACTCAGAATAACATCAATAAGAATCAATCCTCAATGGCCACTGCTATTGAGCGCCTGTCTTCCGGTCTGCGTATCAACAGCGCAAAAGATGATGCAGCTGGTCAGGCGATCGCTAACCGCTTCACCTCTAACATCAAAGGTCTGACCCAGGCTGCACGTAACGCTAACGATGGTATCTCCGTTGCACAGACAACTGAAGGTGCACTGTCTGAAATCAACAACAACTTACAGCGTATCCGTGAGCTGACCGTTCAGTCCTCTACTGGTACTAACTCACAGTCTGACCTGGACTCCATCCAGGACGAAATCAAATCCCGTCTGGATGAAATTGACCGTGTATCCGGTCAGACCCAGTTCAACGGTGTGAATGTGCTGGCAAAAGACGGTTCCATGAAAATTCAGGTTGGTGCTAACGATGGCCAGACCATTACCATAGACCTGAAACAAATCGACTCTAATACCCTGAAACTTACGAGCTTTAACGTAAATGGTAAAGGTGCAGTTGATAATGCTAAATTGACCGAAGCAGATCTGACTGGTTTCACGAAAACCCCAGGGGCAAACGGTAACAGCACTTGGACTAAAGACGATGTTACTACTTATAAGTCAGCGACTACAGCTGATTTGCTGAATAGCGTTGCAAACGGCAGCAAAATCAGCCAGACAGCACCGACCATCGTGAACGGTTTAGGTGTTAATGCTGACGCTGATTACACTTTTGATTCCACCAGCAAGTCCTACAAATTTGATGCTACAGATGTAACATCAGCGAATGCTCTGAGTTATCTTACTAAGGGTGGTTCCGCTACTGCTACAGTTAAAATTGGAACAACAACCCAAGATGTAATCATTGATAGCGCAGGAAACATCACGGCGGCTGATGATAACTCACAACTGTATCTTGATACTACTGGTAACTTGACCAAGAACAGTGCAGGCACTCCTCCACCAGCTTCGCTTGCCGGATTGATGGCTAACACAAACGATGCCGGTACTACTGGTGTTATGACCACAATTACAACGGCTGATAAAGGTACGTTGGTTACTACTGGTGTAGGTGCAGCAGGATTTAAAATTACGGGTGCATCAATCTCTGCTAGCGATATGGCAACAGCATTATCTGGCAAAGATTACACTGTTACTAACGGTGCTGCGTCTTACGACGTTGATGCTGCTGGTGCGGTAACTGCTGGTGGTACGGCCGTGAATCTGGATTTAGATGGCAAACTGACTACTGATACAGAAAAAACTGTAACTACTACTTATCAAGAATTTGCCAACGGCAGCTTTATTGATGATAAAGGAGCTGCTCTCTATAAAGCAGCTGATGGTTCTATCACCACAGAAGCTCAGGGAGCGTCTGCGGCTACTCCTGACCCGTTGAAAGCGCTGGACGATGCTATTGCCTCTATCGATAAGTTCCGTTCTTCTCTGGGTGCAGTACAGAACCGTCTGAGCTCTGCTGTGACCAACCTTAACAACACTACCACTAACTTGTCTGAAGCGCAGTCCCGTATTCAGGATGCAGACTATGCGACCGAAGTGTCAAATATGTCTAAAGCGCAGATCATTCAGCAGGCTGGCAACTCCGTGTTGTCTAAAGCCAACCAGGTTCCTCAGCAGGTTCTGTCTCTGCTGCAAGGCTAA